GAAGTCTGTGTAAAGAACTCCAATGTTTCCACTTGTGGCGTTTTGTAGGCGAATTCCACCAGCATTGGTTGATGTATTGTTGGCGATGTTTAACGCAGACCCAGGACTCGTAGTGCCAATCCCTACGCGGCCTGAGCGGTCAATACGCATACTTTCAATCGGTGCGCCAACCGTATTGTCGTTAGTGCCGAACGTTAAATAATAGCCAGTACCATCGTAGGAGTAACCAATGTCTGCGGCGTGAATAGTTCCGTCGTAAATTGCTACAGCCGAAGAAGTGATGTTGCTGGTGGAATAAGGAATGTTTGTTATGACGGCCTTTTTGGCGTAAGCCGCATCGCCTGATTGTACGTTTGCCGTCTTGGACTCTAATACTGCTCCAGGCGTAGAAGTCCCCAGACCTAAGCGGCCACTGGAGTCCAGGCGCATGCGTTCGGCGCCCCCAGTGCTAGCAATAATCGCTCCAGTTCCAACAGCAGATAAAGAAATGCGGCCAGGAGCAGAGGCGTGCGATTCGCCAAAAGCAATAATGTTTGCGCCCGTGCCACTACCACTTCCGCCGTCGATGCGAATGTAACTTGTTGCAGAAGTCTGGAAGATCTCACCAGTAGATACTTTGACATTCCCACTGCTGTCAACAAACAACCGCCCAGTGCCATTAGTTGAGATGGCTAATGCGTTTGTTCCACTGCGATAGATTCCAGTGTCTTTGTCCGCCGCAAAAGCAATGGCTGGCGCCAGTGCGTCTCCGTCAGCCAATCCACGAGTGATGCCGCTAACAGTGACGCTTTTGTTTGGCGTTACCGCATCGCTAACGTCACGAATAAGAAACTGATCGTCAATTGCTAACGAATCACCAATCGATGAAAGCTGAGAAATCTTAGTCACGGTTTAGTTTACACCAGAAGATAGTGACATTCTAAAGGCAATTCACATGTGTTCTTATTTCTCTATACAATTTCTAAGCGATATGGAACACCGGCCACTTGAATGCTCATATAGTTAGCAATAGTCTTTCCCGATTCCACACTGATATTGCCGCTGCCCACAAGATTGTTTAAGCTTAGTCCACTAGGTATTGTCACTCCAGAAGCTGTCTCCAACTGAAGAGAGGACAATGGGGAAGAGCGGGCAAATAACGTGTCAGTGCTGCCAGAAAGAACAATTCCACTAACGACCAAGCCACTGGCTCCAATCTTGCCTTTATTTGTCCATATACCAGTCAGCACATCTCCCGCCTTGTTCGCATACAAAGCCGGGGTGATAGTCGCAAGAATTGCAGTGGATGCATTAATTTGCAATTGGAAATTGGATGATGAATTAGCAATTTTTTGTATTTCTACATTGCTTACTCCCGAAGAAAGAAATAAGCCTCTAATGCGCTGATAGTCAACAGTTTGCAAATTAAGATTAATTCTCGCCCGAATAGGGTCTGGTAAATCGCTTAAATTGTTTTTTCTGACAAGTCCGCGAGTCATTGTTAATCAGCCTCCACTTTAGAATCGTCCTCTAATAACCATATTGCATTTCGCTCGGTATGCAGCACTTTCGTATATGACAATGAGGCTCCGTCTGGATCAAAAACAAAGCCATACCTCCATCGAAAATATTCTTCTATCGAATTAACTTGCGTATTGGATAGCACTTCACTGAACAAAGTAAGAGCGTGAACGCTTCCCTGGAAAGCCTGCGATCTGCTTATTGAATCGCTCACGCCAATAACAAAACTACCGGCGCTTGAATAGGAGTACGATGGAGGGGAAATAAATGACAACTGTTGCCCATTGATTCTCATTTCCAAGCCATATGCCGAACTAGCGCGAACAGTGGCTACAAAGGTGCCATTAACTGGCATATTTGCAGGAAATCCTCCAATCAAGCTAGCAGTGAACAATCCCCACGCTCCTCCTCTCCAAGCACTAGAAATATTTGCAAGTGAACTAATAATTGAATAATTTGTGTCGCCAGCAGATAGCGAATTGCTAATACTAAAAACCACTACCAAAGTGGCAGCAGAAGGAATGGAGCCTCCAATTGCTCCAATGTTCAAAAAGTCGTCGCTGCCATCGAAATACACTCCATTTTTTTCGTTGAGTTCGGAAGATATAATTGTCGGCCTATAAGCACTTTCAGTTTGTACGGCACTGCCTCGTCCCAATACATCTTCCCATCGCCTCACTCCTGCATCTTCTAAGGTAATTGTACTATATTCAGAGTCAAGCCACAATACATTTGAAGAAATGGTTGAAGGCGGTCCCAGGTACAAAGGTGCATATCTTTGCGCTGCTGCATTGTCCGTAAATTGAAAATATTGCCTTGATTTAACAAAATAAGAGGACCAGTTTTTTGTTTGCCCCTTAAAATTTACTCCGCTAACAGTAAGAGCAGGCACGTAAACTGGGCCTGTTAAATACTGGGCTCCAACGCCGTAATTGCCTGATGCCGTTGGCGAAAAATAACTGTTAGTTGATGCGGAAATAATATCAAAATTAACATTATAATAAGCCCTGTCATTATTAACTGTTGCGCCTGATAAGTATGTAATACCAGAGTCGCCATTTTTGCTAATCTTGCCAGACATGGCCGTTAGACCAGACGAAGCCCCAACCGTCAAGCCGCTAATTTGCGATTCCAAAAAGGTGGTAAGGTCTTTACAATTGAAATAATCTCCTTCCGTGACGCCAGCGGCGCTGGTGCCAACGAGCAAAGCAAGGTCGCGACGATCAATGCCGAGATTGTCCCAGCATTTGTTTCTGTCTTCTACTTCAGCAAGACTTCGCGATGCTCTAAAACCAAACTGTTGCGTCATGATTGCCCCGCCTTTAAGTAGTAAATATAGCCAGCCTCTTCAATGGGAATGGCAACTTCCGGCGATAATACGGTGCCGCTAGTAATTATATTTTGTATTACCACGCCACTATTAACAATCAATTTGTCCAATAAAATGCTTGTTGTAGCAACGCCGCTAGCAAATGGGGAGGAAGACAAAGACTGTGCATTATTCCCATTGATTCGCAATGACTGTACAGACAGCACTCCATTCAGCGAATAGTTGCCAACAGACGACGGCGACGCTTTTAGGAGAGCATTGTTTTGCAGAACAACGCCGCTAGCCACTTGGGCAGCAATGGTATTAAGTCGGGACTGCGCATTGCTTGTCAATCCCTTTAATAAAAGTAAGTCGCGAGCACTTACCCTACTTACACCATTAAGAGCTAAAATATCGGCCCCTTTAACAACAATTCCGCTAACAGTTGCGTTGTTAATTACATAACTAATGCCATTGCCTAAATTATCCCAAGCCACTTCTGCGCTGGCCACATCGCTTAAATTTTGAGAGGCTACCAAGCCAGCAAATGCCATTATTGTTCCTCCCAGTTGATGCTTACGCTTGCTTCTCCAGATGCAGTGCGAGCAGTGGCCACAACAAACAGCGCCCCGGTGCTTTCAATACTTCCTGGCTGTCCTGTTATAAACATTTTATCTGGGCCAAACAATGGACTGAGATCGAATTGACGACTTTCGCCACTTGCAATGAAATAAGTGGCTACTCTCTGACCACCACGCAGTACTCTTTGCCCTTGTGTATCCACCAATACTGCGCTCAATGGATCGGCCAATGTATTCTCAAATTTATTTGCTACGTATTCAGTGCCGCCAGCAGCAGCGGAATTTTGAGTCATGCCACTGGTCAGGGGCCACGAAGTTTGAGCTTGCGTAGAGCCACTGCCGGGAATCAAACGTGTGGCCAATGCCTGCTCTGCTAGCACCACATCCGAAACGACACTATCAGAATGCCCTTCCACAACAAGCCGAATAGGCCATGGATTATTGCCTGAGATGGTAATCGAACGCCCTGCTGCGCTAATAGTGGTGGTGCTTGCGTTGGGAAATGCAATGGAGAAATCAGTTGTTTGATTGCATCCAAAACTGCTTGGAAATCTTGCCTCTCCAACGACTTGCCCAAACCTGTTAAATTGAAAAACTGGATAATCTGATGCTACCCATAGCACTGTATCGTTTTCTGGGTTATAAGATAACCCGCTCGCATTAGGAAGGAGTCCGACGCGAGAATAACCAGAATTAAATTGCCTGAAAATGGTGCCTGCCATTACGCCACTAGCAACGAAACCGCTACTGACGGCGTAATTATTCATGCGACCAAATGTAATACTTGTTATTCCTCCCGGCAATGTTCTGTCTGTAGTAATAGTCGTGAGATCATCCGTAATAGATACTACATGTGTAGCAAGAATACCAGCCCCTACAACTTTAGTTTTACGTCCCAAGCGATAATCTGTGCTTCCACTAATTTCGTTCCTAATATCTGGAAAGAATTGACCTGATGGAGTGATTAAAACATTAGCTCCCGCCCTTGTTACTGTAATGCCAGAAGCCGCATTGCTAGTAAGTGTTGTTCCATTTCCATAGAAATAGCTTTCTTGCCCGCAAGTGCCATTTTCCTGAAATACTAAATCAAGGCGAGCATCAGTGGTAGCAAAGGCCGAAAGTCCATTCGGAAATACAGCCTTCTTGTTTGCCACTCCATTGATGGTGCTTTTGACTTGCAAGCCAATTAAAGAGCGAGGGATGTTGGTAATTGGCTTTAAGCTATCAAGTCCTGCAGCGCCAGTAGTAACAGTCCCTTTATCTCCTCCATCGATGTAGACGCTGCTTCCATAAAGATTAATAAAAGCAGGAGAAGTGGCTCCTGCTGTGGTTTGCGCCTCCACAAAAAGCTTCAAAAATGGACTGCGCAGGCTAGGTACAGTAAATTGATTTTCCGCAAAGATATAGTGCAATGCCACCCACCTTGCTTCATCATGATCAATGGGCACATAAGCTAAAAACTTTGCCCCAACAGCTCCGTACCAGCTAAATTCAATTTTGAACATTGTCACTCGCGACAAGTCAAGGTTCCAGCCAGTAGAACCTTCGTTTGGCTGAATAGGATCACCATTCCAACTATCACGATCTACTTTCAGTGTGCCAAGATCAGGTGAAGTGCGCACAATATACAAGTCACTTCCTTTTTCAAACTGAAAGAAATAGCCGTCTCCCACGCTATTTCTACATCCCCATCGCACCACTTCTCCTTGGTAATCGCTGCCCGTAGACATTCTCACGCCAAAAGTAAAACTATTTACTCTTCCGGGCTGATAACGAAATGTACGCTTACTTTCCCAGAAGGTTCTCATTGAACCATCGGTTTTGCCACCAGGAAAGCGCCCGCTGTTATCATCTACAAGATAAGTGAAGCTAATGGGAGGAGGAAATGCATAGGCTTGTAAAGCGCTTTCTGCTGGAATGTGCCGCCAAAAATAACCATAATCATCAGCAAAAGTCCAATCCGTAGGATCAGTTGCATATACATAGGCAGCACTGTCAGGACCAGCATAAAATTCCTTATCATTTACGCCATAGATATTTACTGCGTCAAACAAGCCAAGAGCTGTTTCGCTTCTTTCTACGCCAAGCAAAGTCGTCGCTACTTCGCTTTGGTTTCTATTAATAATGTCAACAGAAATTTGGGAGCCCGTTGAATTAGTAATTACTACCGGCGTAAGCCCTTCATCAGCAACCAGCACCAATGTGCCCTTCGCATCGCCAGTTAGCTTTTTTTGATCAGCCGGATCAATCAGGGAGTCGCCAGTTAGAAAATCAATAAGTTCTGCATCAATTAGTTCATCGCCTGCAGGCGCAACGTTGTCGGGCAGTTGATAGTACTCCGAGATAGTTGTCATTTAAGAACTCCCTACACCTGCTCTTCCCACGTTAGCGATGCGCTCATGTCTGCACTTGCCCCAATACCTTTGGCAAACACATAGAGGGCATCGCCAGCAGCAGCAGTCAATGGGTAGGAAAGATAGTCTTTGTTGTAACCAAAGTAAGGAGCCAAGTCAAGATCAACACCGCCAGCGCCCACATAAAAAGTGGCCACATTGATGCCACCCGAAAGCGTAACGACACCGCTCGTGGTGGTCACATTGACGGGGCTAAGCGTAGCAGCGCTTGTGAACGATGGAGTGCCGGAAACAGTAGTGGGATTTTTGATGAGCTTGACAACTGCACGTCCGCTGCTTCCTACACCAAGACGAGTGGGATAAACTTGCATACGATTGCGAATGGAGTTGATATTTTCCTTCACTTGAATGCCAACCAGCATGGTGCCGCTAACTGTTATTGTGCGATCAGCAGCATTGCTTTCAGAACGAGCAGTGATTGTTCCTTTGTCTCCTCCATCGATATAATAAGAGGCTCCATATTTGTAAATAGCACATTCATTAGCGCTAGTGGCTTTTTGCGCCAAATAAGAAATGGGAAGGGTGGGGTTAGCTAGGCTCGGGCTCGTTAGTTGGTTAGAAGCCCTAATGTGATGCATTCTCACCCATCGAGCTTCACCAGTGCTAGTGGCATCAGGCACATATGCTAGAAAATGACCACCAACGGCGCCGTACCAACTATATTCCGTCTTGAACATCGTCACTTTTGAAAAGTCAATGTTCCATACACTGGTGTCGCTCACTACATCGCCATTTACATCAATAACAGTACTGCCATTGATATAAGTGATCACGGGAGAAGAAGCAGTACCTCCAACGGAGAGAGTGAATGAATTGCGACCTGGTGTTTTGTCTGAATAATATTGTGCCTTCGTTTCGCCATCTAGCCGGTCATGGCTGAAATATTTACGAGGCACACGATATTCGTAAGTGTAGCGATAGGAGGGCTCCACTGCAATGAAAGACCCTGAAACGCTTGTAGTGCCATCAGAAGATGCAATGTTTCCAATGTTTACGCCCCCACTACCTCGAACGCTCCTATCAAATAATCCTGCGTGAATGTAGGTGAGACCGGCTCGAACAATCACAAGATCTGTGCCTGCCGTGCCAATGTCACCATCGGCAACATTAGGAGTGCGAATGCCTGCCTCGTTGCTTTCAAAAGCGTTACTGCGCCTCACACAATAAAAATTAAAGTCTTTGTCGGCACTGCTTGCTTGACTGCCACCTTGCACTTCAATATAATATCCATCACGCTTATCAAAGGCTCCAAATTTCTTGATGTCTGTAAAATCGTTTGATACTGATGTCCTCACGCCAAAAGTTGCAGCACTCACTCGACCGGGCTGATAACGGAAAAAACGCTTGCTGCTGAGAATTTGATAGTTATTTGTCGTGGCCACGCCAAGCGCTACTTTCGCTGCACTTTCATTGGCAACGTGAGTGGTCGTGCCGCCACCTTCACTTGCCCATTCGTTTGGGTTGATGTCATAAGTAGTAACATCAGCAAAGATGCCAAGAGCTACCTCTGCGCGAGGAATGCCAAGCAAGCTTAAGCTCACTTCACTGATTTGCTGGTTAGCCACCTCCACTGGCACTGCCGTTTGGTCGCTAGCGACGACCACGGGCAAGCTAGTTGCCATTGTTTGCTGCCCAGGAGGAATAGGAGCAGTGCGTCCAATAGTAACTACACTTACACCTTCTTTTAAATCAGCCATAATTCCTCAAGGAAAACAATTGGAAAATGTAGTGCCTACAAGCACTCCACCACCAACCACTGTATCTTGCTTTAGTCTATAAACTTTTCCACCTATTCCCGAGGCTGTAATGCCAGAAAGAGAAGCAATGGTAAAAGAATAAGGAGCTAAATAAGTAATGCCAGTCAAATTGGTATAAATACGAGCACTTGTACCATTGTAGTTGATACCACTTGATGTGGTGGTGCCACTAAATACTACTCGTTCTGTAGCTCCAAGTCCATGATTAGTTTGCGAAATAAATACACCACTGCTAACACTTATTAAATCAGCTAATTCATCTTGCTTTTCAATGCGCACATCCCATGACAATGAACCTTGCACTTCATTTTCAGTGTAAGTAGTAGGAAAAAAACTTTGACTAATCGCTGCATTTTGTGGTTCTTCTGCTGCATCCCAGATTGCAGCCACTTGAGAAGAACTTAACCATAATTTTATCACTCCATTGCGTAATGGTTCTTGCTTTTCTATGTTAAAAGCTGTAATTTGCGATAAAACTCCAGATGTCTGGTATTTCCAAACTGAAGCGCAAACTTCTACAGCACTTAAGTCAAATGGCTCGCCATCACTATCTTGCAATAACAAACTAATACCATCAAAGAAATCTCTACGCAATAAATGTAAATTAATTTGCGGTACAAGTTTAGTGGCAAGAAAAATGCTCATGCCACCTCTCGATATGAAAGCATCACCGTATAAGTAGTGGTGCCACTTACTACAGCATTAATTTTTTCACCAATAACACTTTCAAAAAGCCCTAAAGGATTACTTTGTGTTAAATTACCATTGCCATCAATATGAAATGGAGGTGTTTTATCGGTTGATGCACCACTTTGTAGTTTTACCGTACAGCCCGATACTGAAGTAATAGTCATTGCTATCACTCGTAGTTTACGACTATTTACGGCTGCAATTACATCTGCACTAGCAGTGTTAGTAATAAAAGCACTTTTCAGCTCAGAAGTAAATAAATCATTATTTACAATAAATGGATCGCCAGTGGCACCAGCTCCAGTGGCTTTTATGTAGGCAGCATTGCCAGCAGCATCAAGTCCGTAGAGATTTGCCATATTAAAAAATTAAGAAAAGGTAACGCTGATTAGGCACTTCCGCACCGTTCACTAATTTTACCGTTTGATTTTTAGTAAAATCAAAAGCCAGTGGACTGGAAAATGCTACTGTACTATAAGCATAAGGAGAGCGAATGCCATTAATGCCTATTGTAGCAATTCTAATTTGATAAACTGCTTGTCCGGTGTAATTATCAGCAGCAAAACGAATATAGTTTGTAGCGCTACGGCCAATATTAGTCCACAATTTATTTTCTACATCTAAATAATCAACATCAAATACTCCAATAAAAGGATTATTTTGCAATGGATTCCAGCAAATGGCTGGATTAACTGCTGCATTAAGAATTGAATAAGACGAATACTGAGGGTACTCCCATGTGACTTCATTATAAGCCATTACGACCTCGTTCCAAGACGGATGCTATCTGGTGATACAATTGGCATCGATTGAGTTTTGGATAGTGAGATGCGAGAAGATCCAATCAAAGGGGTGTCGGCAATAGCAAATTTATCTTCATTATAAAGCGAAGCTATTAAAGTTACTTCTCCTTGATTTTCATTGATTGAAATCACTCGAAATTTCCTGATGCCATCATTATCTTCTTGTAACACCCACGGAGCGCCTGATGTCGGCGCTGTAGACAATGCCGGGTTTATGCTAAGAACATTTGTCGCTCCAGGAGAATTGAGTACTGTACGGCTCTCCAGCGAGCCATTAGGAAGCATCACTGTCAGTGTATAAGATTTGTTTGTTAATAACGTAAAAGGAGAATCAATGGTAACGGCAATTATGGTAGCATCAACAATTCTTCCCCCATAACGTTTTCCTCCTTTTATTGGATCAGCAATACCAATAATTTCTCCCGGTAAAACAAAAAAACCTTCTGTACCAGTTTTGAATGTTACAGTTTCTACATCTAATTGATCTGTCAATAAAATCCACCTTCCAATACGCTGTGCTTGTCCTTGTGATGTGGTTCCAAATGCTCTTACTTCTATTTCATGGTAACCATAACGATCAATTCCTTCACTATCTTCTACATATTCAATTTTGCTTTTATACATGTCGCTAGGATCATTCCAGCTAACTAATGCTACAGTTTTTCTTGCTTTACGTGCAGTGCCCTCATAGGAAAATGGTGGTGATGTTACATTACCATTATCATCAACTTCTTGTATAACATTAGCAGGTGAAAATATTTTGCTAATAGATTTTGGTACATCTTGAATTGCAACAACAGAGCCTTCCGCAAAATATAACATGCCACGAAAAGCAGCAGCTAAACTATTTAATACACTATAAGCTTCACCTCTATCTGTGATATAAGCATTAAAAGTAAATCTTGGTTCTAAACCGCCCTTGCCATCGCTAACCAGTTCGTCGCAATATTGAGCAATAGGTAAAAGACCGTAGCGATCTACCTGGCTTTCAGCTATAAATTGTCCCGCACCATACCTGGTATTTGTTAATAAATCATAAAATACCCATACTGGATTATTGCTCCATTCTGTCTTAAATGTACCATTCCAAATGCCTGAATACGTGCGGGCAATAGGATTATAATTTTGAGGGATTTTGATTTTTATACCTAACATATCAGCCCCTACTGTTGGCACTGATGAAAAATTTTCAGCGCCAATTTTTAATCCCAATAATGCAGTATTAGGATAACGGAATGATTGATTTATAATTCCTACAATTGCCTTGAAATATAAATCATTACTTTCAGTGGTACTAACAGGATCGGCCATTGTGCGTTCTACACTTACTATCCATGGACCATTACCGCTTAATGAATATTCGTATTCAAAATCAACTGGCCCTCTTGATTTACCACCAATTACTTTATTATCATTAACAATAACAGAACCACCATCAGCTTGAATTTGAATATTAAAACTTACAAATCCTCCTTTTACATCGCCATTATCTTTGTTCACATAAAACAATGAACCAATGCCAACTCTTACTCGCACACGATTAAATAAACTACTACTTGTAACTCTAAATACACGACCCGCAGCCCTTGTAAGTTTAATGTTTACACCTTGTTCTGTTCTTATATCATCAAAACCTGGCATTGGATCTTGATTTTGTACTCCCACTCGATAATCAGCAACAATAGTATTTATACTGCTATTGGTATTATTTCTATCTAATCCTGGTATTGAATTAGAAATAGCAGAAATTAAACTTCCTTTACCTTGTGCCGTTGTTGGTGATCCTGTAAAAAATGCATTAATTGCAAAATTAGAACTGCCATCTCGATTTTTTAATGGTACGCCATCCAAGAAAATACGAGTGAGTGGATCTACTCCTTCTTCAAAACCTTGCACCTCACCTTCAGATAATACGGCAACAAAACTAGCTTCCGATCTACTTCGTAAAGATTCTGGATCTTCTTGTGGTTTTCGCTGATTACTACCACCTTTTCCTTTGCCGCCTCCGCCTCCGCCTCCGCCTCCGCCTTTTCCTCCGCCAGCGCCGCTATAAATAATATTCTCTTCTGATGCTATTGGTAAAGTCATTAAACTGCTACTTGTTGAGTAGAAAGAGAAGAACTAATAATCAATGGGCTTTGAGCTAAAAATCTACCATAAAGCAATGGTATTGGCGCACCTTGAGATGTTAATTCTGTCGCACGATCAAATAAAAAACTATCCTTACGTTCGGCATCGTTTTTTGGTGTTTCTACCGGTGGCGTAAGTAATGATGCGATACCAGTAAGAACTAATCCCACACCAAAATTAAATAACAAACTTCCCACACCAATTGGTGTCGCACCCAAAGTACCAATAGCAGCAGCGCCTATGAAAGGAGTAAAAGCCAATGCAACTAATGCCACACCTATCAAAATCCTTCCCACAGTGCCCCCACCGCTAATGATTGGTGCAATTACAAGACGGTTACAATTCATCAACACATTAGAATAATCCATGCCGTCTGAATTATCATTTATAAGTTTAAATCCAATTCCATGTTCATGAGCTTCAACCATATATTGCTTGAATCCATCTAATTGATTACATAAAGCAGATATCACGTCTTTAGGGGAATTAGCCATAAATTCATAGCTGCGACCAAATTTTCGTCCTAGTTCTCCTAGTAGTTTTACTTTGATTAATTGCATAATAAATCCTTGTGCCTCAATATTCTATTTGTTACTTTAGCCCAGTAGCCTCCATAAACATTCTGTTCTGAGACGCGGCCCATTAAATGCTGGTAAAAAATATTGGATGTTGGCGACACAATAAAACCAGCGTGATTTGGAAATGAAGCTTGCAATTGCATTAATAGCATATCGCCTTTTTTCATGGGACCATCGCAATCAATGAATCCTTGTTGCTCTACATTTTTTTCAAACATCCGCCATTCTGGATTTCTCCATTCGCCTTCTTCGCCACGATCAAAATCATCTAACATAATATTAAATTCTCTACAATAAAAATCTTTCATTAATGCATAACAATCATAAATACCATATTGCCATGGTCGGCCAAGGTACGGAGCATTTCCTGAAGGATCAATTTCCACCCATTGATTTGCACCAGTACAATATAAAATCCAAGGTAGTTTACTTTGCTTACATGCTGCAATATCATGACTACTAAAACTATCTAATGAATTTGGATGGGAATGGAATATTGCTTGAATGTCACCTTTATCTGATGCTTTTGCATAATCTTTTGCATCAATAGCAAAATAATTCAATGGTAAAGAATGTACATTATTGCATGGTAAATACTCATTATTGACAACTAAACCACACGCTTCTTCAGGAAAACATTGCATAGCATGAATTTTCATGGTTGCGTATAAAGCGGAAAATTGTTCAATCATCGTACTAAATTAGCTCCAGGGAAAGCACCAAAAGGTAATGATTCATGTGGAAATCTCAACTGACAACTCTTCAATCGTTTACCACAAACATCTAAATTAAATACTGGATCATTCGCTGGTAATGCAGTCATAGCATTATTTAAGCTTACGATAGAAGCATTATAGGCGGCAAGTGCTGCAGCAAGATTAGCATTAGCAGTTGCTAAATTAGCTGTTGCAGCAGAACATGCGGCTGCATCTAGTCCCCATTCTTCAATTTCATAATATGTAATATTACTGGAGTCATCATATTGTCGCTGCGTACCTTGTCTATATTCCAGCCCCAAGTAAACTGTTGCTCCTGCCCAAATTGCAGTTATTACGCCATCATTAGCATTGCTGCTAACATAATAATCCAAAAATCCACTTCTATCATATTCATTGCTTAACAAAGAATAAGGAGCACAAGCAATTACTTCAGCTTCTCTTGCTTTATTTCTAACAGAAGAAGCATTTTGATATTCAACATATCGTTGTTGTGATAATGTGTAAGCATTGAATACTGCTACCGCTTCGGCGCTAGATCCCAAAGAAGTAATGCGTTCATCATTTCTTTCAAATATTGGTGGGCCAACATAGCCGCATTCACTACTACGATATTTCCATAAACAATGATTTTGCGTAATAACACGACGAGGTAATTGCAACCCCTCTAAATCCATTACACTACCAAGTTGCCAGGAAATCACTAATGCAGATTCTTCTAACTTACGTTCAATATAAAAAATATCAATGGGAAATTCTTGTGTTATATCAGCAGATGGTTCACCATCTAAATATTTGGCAAATGTGCGTCGTCTTGTAACTTTACTTCCTACTAAATCATTATAATCGTTTATTGCGGCACTAAATGTGCCTAAAATATTTGCAACTGTTAAAGAAGGTTGTGCAATTTGCCCAGTTGTATTACGTTCATAGCCCATTGATAAAATTGGTAATGCTTCGTAAGTATTACCTTTCCATATAATGGCAGAAGAATCTGGTTTCAATTGATTTGTGAAATAATAAATATCATTGATATCTCCCGTTATAGGAGATAAATCAATGTCATACATTTCCACGATGGCATCATGCCATCCTTTTTGAACGTCAATTTCTAGGGTCATAAATCTGCTCTACAGTAAAAGAAAATTTGTTGCTATTGGGACCAAGACTAGACCATTGCCATTGGTTTGGTGATAAACGATATTTATACAAATGGTCATCCATGAAGAATTGCGAATAGAAAAAATCGCCTTTTAATGAAATTAACTGTGCATCTAATGCAATTGCGATGGTATCAGCAATTGGTACTGTATCGATTTGGTATTTCCTGATTTCATTATTTATACCATCAGGAGCTATTTGTGCATAGCCATCACCAAATTTTGTTTCTTTTGTGCGTACACCACGCACAACTGTGAGACCGTATTCACAAGGTAAAGCCAATGTTGGTTGGGGCATGATTAACGTCTCCCAGCTAGAATGCCACCTGGTCTTAGTTCAGTCACAATCACTTGTTTTACAGCTCCTTCAATTTTACGTCCTAAGTCTACAGAATTAGAACCATTTATATTGCTTGAGCTTTGCCCATCAGAATTTACATTGACCACAATATTGCTATTAATATTATTCGTAGCAGCCGCATCACCAAGTTCCACAGGAACGCTCTTACCATTGGGCAGTGGAATGATAGCTTCGTTATAACGACCTTCGCCTACAAGGCCCAACGTAGGGCCTGTGACCATGCCGCCATCGGCAAAACGTTGCACACCAAAACCACCCATGCTAACGGGCTGAAAACCCGCCCCACCTGTAAACGAAGGTAAAGAAGATGTGGCGCTCATAGCACCACCGTAACTACCAGCAGCCCCTTGCCCACCAGGACCGCCCAAAGCAAAGCCTTCGCCAGCAGCAGCGCGAGGAGCGAACATGTTAAATATGCTCATAAGCCCTTGTATTGCTTGTATTTCAATCCATTTTGAAATTATTCTGCTGCCCATATCCAAGAAATAATTTCCAACACTTTGGAACAAAGAAGCCATAGATTCTTTGACCGTCTTACTGCCGTTAATCATATCTTTAAACGAACTACCAAATGCTTCTCCTATGGATTTAGCGCCACCAATTGCCATTGAAGACGCACTACTCATTTCCATTAATTCTCTTTTTGCTTCATTCACTTGTTTTGCTAATTTAACCATTGGCGATTCAATGGCTAGCGCAGCAGTTCTTTCTAGTTGCTCATTAAATAATCTTTGATTCTCCGGAATACCAGCAATAGCAAGATTATATGCTGCGGTTTGCTCTGTTAAGAATTTTATTTGCTCCCTGTCTTCTACAGTCGTAATTTTTTTGCCTTTTAATTTTGTTAATTCCTCGTTGTTTTTAGCTATTTTTTCATTTAATATTTGCAAGTTATATGCATTTTCTTTGACTGCTTTATATTTTTGTACTTCCATATCAACAATTTCCTTAGAAGCGCCTTTTAGTTCAAGATTATTGCGCATTTCAAGCAGGTCATTTTCTAATTTTTGCTCTTTTACGGGAAAAATAGAATCTATATTTTGCTGCACTAAAGTAATTGTTTGTTGAAGAGCAAGATTATTTGCATTTCTAATTGTTAGTAATTTTTCTGCTGCACGATTTTGCGCATTTTGTTGCTCTACTGCTAGTTGACCTTCAACTTTGTCTCCACGCCGTTGCATTGCAAAAGCACCTGGCCTTGTAGCAGGTCCGACCGAACTAGATTTTGAGCTAGGGTCTAAATGCATAAGCTGGCTGCCTCCCTGCATTGTGCCAGTAACACCAGCAGCACCACCTAAATTGCCAACATTTGACAATGGCACAGGGACAAAAGTGCCTTTAGGTACAAAAATATCTATAGCGCCTGCGCCGCTGGCGTATTGTTTGTGAGCAGCAATGCCTCGTCCTACTAAATCAGCAATTTGACCGTCTGACATTGAACGATTAAATTTAGCGCCGCTGCTCAATTCTGGCGTTACTCCTTGTTGCAACAATGACTTAACAAGGGCTATTGAATCACTTTTAAGCGCACCTCGATCCATGTTTTGAACATGACCATGTACAAATCCAGGAGCATTAAAGGTTCGCCCGGTATCTCCAAATTTTGCAGATCCTGGAGCCCCACTGACTGCCGCTGCTTTTACAGTTGCTGATCTTAAATCTTGAACAGCTTTAACTGCATCTAATTCTGCTTTCCTAATGCTATCAATACGACGATTTTCAATTGCTTTTAAATCTTGCTGGAATTTCTTTTGACGAGCTTCAATGGAATCAAGCCCTGAAATTTCACGCTCAAAATAGCTATCTTGCAATGCTCTCTTGTGATCATATTCAGCATCGCTCATTCTTAATCGACTTTCAAAACTGCTTTGATCAAGAGCAACTTGACGGTTTGCTGCTTCTTGCGCTAGCTGATCTTGCCTATTTGCAAGTTTATCTCGCTCCCTTGCTTCTCTTTCAGCCGCTTTACCATCATCCTCGCCTTCAAGTTTAATTTTTTTAATTTCTTCCTCGTCTTTTACTTGTTTAGTTTTTGCTTCATTTAATGCTTTCTGACTTTGCACTATACGTGTTTGAGTTTCCAAGTAACCTTTTTGAGCAGCTTGAATGTTTGCATCAAGTACACCCACCATTGAAACTTGTACTGTCAAATTTTGAGATAAATTGCCAGGTCCACCTTCTTGGAAGAAACCCATATTCGAAGTAAGCCCAAGAGCATCTAATTCTTCTTTTTGTTGCTTGCTAATACTTTTCTTTCCTTTTTTTATTTCCTCTAATAACGCTTTTGCGTTTTTTATTCTTTTTGCCATTACTTTTTCTTCTGCCAATGTGGTCGTTAGCCCTGACACATCACTAGCTTTACCTGCTTGCTTAACAGAATCCGCAAATTGCAACATTTTTTGCTTTGCGTCATCTGCTTTAATCCCAGCCATCATTAATTTTTCAATCAACATTCCCAAGCCCAACAAAGCCACTCCTATAACGGTGGTAGCAAATGCAGTTTTGATTATTCCAGAAAGAAGCCTAATTTTAACTCCTGTCGCAGCAGCCGTTAGACCTAGCCCATATGTTGCGGCTTTAAATGAGCCGAGAGTGCTCATGCCTCTAAGCTGCGATGCTGTAAATGCTACAAAAGCAGGAACTGCCGCAAGTAAATTTCTTATTAATGGAATGAGTGCGCTTAGATTAAGAGCTTGAATAGCAATGGTAAGGGGAAGTACAGCTAGATAAACTCGCGCTAAATATCCAACAAATGGATTACCTGCAATTTGCAATAAAATTGAACCCAATGATAGGGCAATCTTTCCAAAGCTTTGCAATAATGGCAAAATTTGTGCAATATTATTTCGTATTCCTTCGAAAGATGGTTTGAGGTTATTTAATTGCTGAGCAAAAGCGTTGCCGCCTGCTGTTTGAGCTGCTTGTCCCGTGAAGAAAGCATTAAAACCATCGGTAAGAGTTTTGATGCCGCTTGTCATGGGCATGACGACAGCGTTTAAAAATCCAACAGCTACAGGTTCAAATGCCTCATAGAAAAGTTTTAAAGAATTTTGCATTCTATTAATCGAACCTTGGAACGTTTTTGCAGCCCCTTCAGCTCCAGGCCCAAATTCTTCGCGCATTCCTATACCCACATTTGTGAGCAAAGTTTTCATTGCTTCGCCTTTATATGCGCCGTCTTCTAATGCTTTGGAGAACTTAGTAATTGCTTCTGGTCCTTTAAAGCCAGCAGCTTCAGCAAATATTGCCATTGCACCAGGCAAGACATCACCCAATTGTCCTTTAAGTTCCTCGCTCATAATCTGGCCCTTACTAGCCATTTGAGCGAATGCATAATTAACGCGATCAACTTTATCTGCGCTCATTCCAAAGGTAGCAGCGGCTTGACTTATCCCTAGAAACAAGTCACGAATTTCATTACCACCAAAACCAGCGGGTTGCATTGAAGCATAAAGTTTAGTAAAACCATCACGAGCGGATTGCAATGGAATATTATATTTATCTACAACATCAAGAATGAATTGAGATGATTGACCAGCTTCTTGTGCAGACGGAGAAATAGCCTTCAATGTATTCCTAAAAGTCTGTAATTGTCCTACTGCCTCTCCAACTTTAGAAGGAAAATCCGTAAGAAAAGCCAATGCTTTATAAGCAGAACCAAATAATAGAACTTGTTTTGTTGCAAATGCAAATTCAGTACCTAATGCCTCCACGACACCTGATGCAGGGAGTTTAGGCATTGCAAATTGCATTCCACCGAAAGCACCGCCACCGCGAGGAGGAACTCCTCCGCCTCCGCCTCCACCTGCAGTGCCACCACCGCTAACAGGCATTCCACCGCTAGCTTGCTGAATTTGCGTGGCTCTTTGAGAGAAACCACGGAAATTCCCTGGAGTTCCAAGTGACGGTTGAATTTGCGCAGCATCCCTAGAAAATTGCAAAAAACTATTTGGAGCAGCAGCAATAGGTTCTCCACGAACACGCGAAACCATTCTTGGTTCATATCCTGAATATCCGAATTTACCTCTGTCTCCCTTAGCCCAAGGGGCTTTGGACTCCATAGGTAGCGGACCAATAGGAGCTGTATAGGCACGATTGCCTAAAAGTTGTTGACGCAATCTCCCTGTACTAGGACCAACACCAGCTCCACTTATATCTTTGATTTTGGCAAACTCTAATTTTAATAAAGCAACAATTTTTCTAACTTCTGAAATTGATTTATTCTTGAAATCTTTTAATCCATTTAAAAAACCAAGCTCAAGACCATCAACGCTAAATTCACCAATTTGCCTAAATACTTTTGATGGAGATGCAATACCAAGTGCGTCTTTGATACCACGAACACCTTTCTCACCTACCTTGGCAGCAACTTGCCCGATTTTTGATGAAGAATCTTTTAATCCAGCAGCAAAACCATTAATTGCTTCTTGCCCACTATTAGTAAAACCTTGAATAATTGATTTTTTATATTCATCTGTTGATGCTTTAGCAAGATTTCCTATCTCGCCGACAGACATCCCAGCAAGTACCATTGCTTTGCGAGCGCTTTGTAATTGCGACCTGCTTAAGCCTTCTAATGCTTGAGAGCCCCTAACACCTCCTGAAACAGCTCGTCCTATCTCGGCAGTTCCACCAGAAGGTGATTTACCAACTTCTACATATTTAACTTTAATTTCAATGGGAGTAGCAGTTGCTCTACGTAGTGTTGCTAAACTTTTGTTTAATATGCCAATTCTTTCTCTTGCCGCAACAAGTTGACTGTCATTAATTGTTATGACAGGTTTAATTTTTTCTAAATTTTTTAATTGTTTTCTAAAATCCGTCGAATCTATTGATAACTTAACACCAAAATAATGCGCACCTGCTTCTGCCGTTAACTTATTTAACTGTGCGCGAAATCCTGCTAAATTTAGCGTTACGTCAAGTTTTAATTCAGCCATATTCGACAATAGCCCTATTATTCATAATATAGCTACTCGCTACTTGGTTCACGGGTGGAAGCAGTTTTTAGTTCATCAGCTAATAATGCAATAACTCGACCATCTAATCGTCTGGTGCGCATCAAACCTTGCAATACACCCAGGCTTTCATCTGTCATACCGCTTTGTTTTTTTAGCCTTCTAGTGTCAAATGGCAAGAAATCATCTGCTGATACTTTAGCTTTCTTTCCTCCCAACGCTCCTACAACTACAGTTCCTAATTTAGCTGTTGAAATACTACTAATATTATATTTTGTAATATCATGATTTTCCAGCCACTTCAATGCTGCAACAACATCTTTCACCCGTTGCTTACCAAAATTATGCGCTTCCCATCGGCAATCATTAAAATCTGATGAATTAAGACGAAAATAAATTTCATCCCATTTTGTTAAATTTTTTAAAAATTGCCGGGCTTGTTTTTCTAGTCGCTCGGCAAAGCTTCCTTCGTCCGGCGAGGTGCTTTTTTTGCTTGTCCTGCTTCTTTTGTCTCAGCCTCTTGCTCACTCGCTATAAATTCCATCCCTTTAGCAATTAAACGTCTTCCCATTGCTTTAGTGTCTTCAATGGACCAATCATCAAGGGATGACCATTCCCCATTGCTCATCAAGCCTTCACCCCGACAACGCATGAATACTGTCACCATACGAGCATTACCTAACTCAACACCACCGCTGCTATTGATCATTCCTAGCGTTTCCTCAGTGAAATCGCTTAATAGCTCCATTTCACTCATATCAGCACCGCCTTGCAACAAAGCAAATGCTTCATCTAATGGAATATCTTTTGCAATGGCAATTCGTTTAGCTAATTGCACCGCACGAATAGTGGCTTGGCTTTGCACCTTACTCAGTTCTTCTTGTTCAATACCTTCCGCAACTAACCATCCACCATGTTTACGTAAACGCAACTTGGGGCTTAGTTCAAAAAATTCAGGCTCTTCGCTTTGCAGCAGGAAGCTATACTTGCTCATAATTTAGAACGGTTAAAGTGGCATTGAAAGCCTTTACTCTTTCGCTTTGAGAGCGAAATTCTTTAGGCACTTCAACAAGAAAAGAATGATCTTCGTTTGAAATTCTAATGGCATCTTCAGGAAATGCCATAAGACAAATAATACCTATTTCAAGGCTAGATCCTATGTAACAGCAATTAATGGCATGACATCGCCCGTCTTTACTCCATAAATAATCAATTTGCATTGAGAGCATTCAATTCTGCTTGTACTCTAAGCACAAAAGCTTTAGCTACTGGTTTTCTAAAAGAAAATGCAATGGATAAATCATCGGTGAATTTCCTGGGATACCCTGCATTTGTGCCTGTGCCTTCGTGTACATATTCTGCATATTCTTTGCCGCTATTATTTTTAGCATCCCAATGCCAACGTGCTGTTAGGTTACCTGCAGAATTTGTCAACTTGTAACTTTGTTTACCACTTTCATAAAGTGCTCCTAAGTCATAAATATCACGAGGTGATCCTACTGTGTCACCATTTCTTCTTGTTGTAGATGGACTATGATCCCACTTGTCTTCTTTAAATTGATCATCCCAAAAAGCATCATTAATATCTTGTTCAGTCCAGTTCTCAAAAGCTTTTGCTAAAGCCTGTTCAATCTGATTAATACCATCAAAACTTGCCATGATTAAGGACCAGGGAAAATACGACGGATTGTCATATCAGGAATAATAAAACGGCAACGTTCATATGCCACATCATCTCCAGGCGTAAATCGTAGTCCAGCATCAGGAAATCGCCTTACCATTCGATCCATTGCTTCTGCAATTTGTTTGCCATCAGGATTATATTGTATAATTATTATTTCCCATTGTTGTAATATACTTACTATTCCTACACCAGCTTCAGGCAGTAATTCTGGATATTGCCGTATGGTAACTTCCATGCCAGTAACTTTCCATTCTGTTGGCACACCTTTCTGCCCAACCACATAAATAGCTGGTACTTGTGTATTATCAGGAAAGATATAAGAACCAATCAAATTGGGAGCTGCTGAAAGCAATTCATAAATTGTTTCCCTAAGTTGATTGATGTCCAAAATAAAAAGCCTCTCCATAAAGAGAGGCTAGCAGAAAACAATGGAAAGAGTGCTCAGTTAGGAGCAGTTGGAATGATGCTACCGGAGTTAGTAGCATTTTGGTGGATACCAATACGACCACGGCTCATGAGATCAAAAGTTACCTCAACTAAGTTATCAGCAGGATAGCTTTCGTTGTAGTTCATAACACGACCAACATAAGCTACGCGGTCATAGTAGTAAGTGCTGCCACTAACGCCAAGTTGCTTGTTGATTTCAACATATACTTCGGCTGTCTTGTCGTAGCGACCAGTGGCAATCACTTGGAATGCTTCATCGAAACTATCTGGAACAAATACTGTGCCATCAACATCCTTTTGGAAATAGGAAGTGATAGAAGCTGTTGCCGCACTGGTAACAATTACGCTATCAGAAAAGCCACCGCCACCAAGCAAGTAAAATTCAGTGTTGCCATCATTGAAAGCAACAGAAGCTGTAGTAGCTGCTTGCAACGTATAAAGAGTAGGAGCGCCAGATACAGTGAAAGTAGCGCCACTTTGAGTGATGATTGGACGACCGCTTGCTGCGATAATAGAACCAACACGTACAATTACGTCTTGGCTCTTAACCAGTTCTGTGGGATGGTAGAGCATGAGAATGCCTCAACAATGGGAAAGAGAAAGTGGTTAAGCGTCAGACGTTCTGTACGCTTCCTTTACCAACCAGTCTAAAGATTCCTCTGATTGGTGTGCCTAAAAATTGCCAATAATGTTCAGCAATTTGTTCATTAGGCAATAACTCGAATCGTCCTTCTCTTCCATTGATTGTGGCAGAAGCCGAGCTTCCAGGAGTGATGCCAGAAAGAACCAAAGGCCCAGTCAAGCGTCCTTCCATATACACAGCAGTATTATCAGCACCAAGCAAATAATCATACTGTGGATTACGTTTTTGCTGTAACGTAGCGTAATAAGTAACACCAGTAGCAGTTGGAACGTAATTACCAGTGCCTGATTCAACGATATAACCAGAAGCTACGGACCACTCAAGAGTAGCATTAGCTAATGGTAATAATACGTTGGTCATGCAACAAAACCAATTGAAAGAGAGCCAGCGACGGTTTCAAGCATTCGTTTAAACTCTTGGCCATATTGTGTGGCCTCAAGCCCTTTACCATAAACCTTGCCTTCTGTAGCGCCAATTTGAATGCCCATTTGTGCAAGTTGAATGGCAACGATATGTGCTGTTAAGTGTTTTACTGCTCTGTCTGTTTGACTGCCGAATACATCTACTGATGCATCTGCAGTAGCTTCGAGCAATGCCCCATTTACAATCCCCGATGGATGGGGAGTAAATTCAGGGAAACGATCTAAGAATGCTGCATATGTGACAGTCATGGCTATGCCTTGCCTGCTTTAATGGATTCTTGACGTTTGGCAATGCTATTACGTACTCTCACTCGTCCTTCGATTTTTTTCCATGCCGCGAGTTGATCGAGGTCATGAATTATTTCAATGATTCGTGAGGCTTCAATAATAGGAAGATTAGAAAGGGTTTCTACGTCCTGCGGAATTGTTTCCACAGTCACTCGTTCCCTTACTTCTTCAATGGCCCCAATAGTAATCAATTTTTTTACAATTGCATTTTCTTGGGCAATTTTCCATTGTGATTCTGGTACATCCTGATTCAAGCCAGGAGTAAGTTGAATCATGCCACCATCGGTGATAATACCGAATCCACCTTCGCGGGGTGGATTTTCAAGCTCAGGGCGATAAGCAATCAACATGTGAAAAGGTTCGGAAGAACTGATGATAGCTTAACGCCCATTGCCGGGTTAGGCTCAAGCCGCCGAAGCTTGAACATAGATGACGCTCTTGGGGAAGTACAGAGCCACACCACCCACGCGAGCGTGAGCAGGAACAATGAACTCAAGACCGCGTTGCTGAGGAGGGAACAATTCGAGAGGCTGAGGAATATGCAGTTGCACTTTCTCAGGATCGCGCTTGTAAACCACCATGCGATTAGTATTTAATACGCTATTACCTTCATCCAGTTGATTGATAGGTTCAACATTACGGATGTAAGGATTGGTACGAAGGAAATACTCAAGCACAGTAACGTCCGAAGAATCGGAATTACGAGTGGTGCTTACTACATTGTAGTCTTCGTAAGCCATCAAGATGGTATCGGGCTGCTCTTTCATCTTGGAAGCATTGATGATGGCAGAAACGCCATAGTTCAATAATTCCAGCATGTCTTGAGCAGTGCCACTAGCAGTAGAGCCAGTAAACCACTTGTTAGCCGCAATTACATCAACAGTTGCATTGTTGAAGAAACCAGCCAAGCCAACAGAAGATTCGCCAAACATGGCAACAGCTTCTACTTTCTCTTCATAAGCACGACGCACCGCTTGGGCGCGACGTTGCTCAAGAGCAATATTAGCCATTTGAGCAGCACGTAATTCTTGTACGGTATAACCGAAGCTACCACCGAAAGAACGAATGTTGATGCTCTTTTCCACTTGGCTAATGTCTGCACGAGGCAAATCATCAGCAGCATCTGCAATCAGTTTGAACTCACCAGTGGAGTCCATGATGCGGAAGGTGAAAGTTTGTGCGCCAGGACCAGCTTCGCTGGTTACAGGCAAGATGGTTGGATATTTGATATCGGCATAAACCGTTTCAAATACTTGAGGGCGGATGAACTCAAGCTGACGCTCAAGAAACAGACCCGCATCGTCCAGACGAAAATCAGACATTAATAGGGCCTCCTATCAAGAATCAGCGGAAAGAACAAAGCTTGGACCGTTGAGTTCCAAAATTGCCAAGCCACTACCAGTGGTAGTAGAAAGGAAACGAGCATTGGAAAGACGAACGGTTTTACCCGAAGCGAAAGCATGACTGAATTGACCAGCCTTGCCAGTGCCGCTTGCTGAATACAGCACGCGAACAGGTGAAGTAGGTGTGACAGCGCCAGTGACATAGACAGCCACTGCACCTTCATTAGCAACGTTCAACACTTGATCAACTTTCACGCCAGGACGGCTATCGCCATTCAAAGCAGTTTCATCAACATAAGTGAGAACATTAATACCAACAACGGTATCGCCACTAGATGAAATGGTCTTAGCAGAATTAGCTACGGTGCCAGAAGTATTGAACACCTGTACATCACCGAAAGGCAGTACAACTGCAGTTTCGTTGATATAGGTGCCAATGGTGTTGTCGCGAATATCAGAGAGTTGGCCTTCTAACAAGGCAGCATGAACCAGCGCATAAGTCTGTTGCACACCACCAGCAGAAGCAGTCCCTGACGTGGTAAAAGTTACGGCCATGGATCAGCGCTCCTTAGAGACGGAGAGAGGGGATTTCCAAGCATTCTGCAATTTATCCATGTAGGACGAAGGTGCAGATATTGGAGAAACAAGAGAAGCAACAGCTTTACGCAGTTCTTCTGTAGCAGCAGAATCACCACGAGGAGTTGATTCAGCTAAGGTATCGAACATGGCAGTTACATAATCATCGGAACGATCCGATAAATCAGCATCACCACGAACGGCTTTGATGGAAGTTTCCATGATTTCACGAGCAGTTTTGCCAGTAAAATCAAAAGCAGCATCAAGAGAAGGACGAGCTTTATCAATTAGCGCAATACGCTCTTCAATAAGGCTGTCAACATTCGTTTTTTGCGCTTGGGACAATTCACCTTTAAGGCTATCTACTTCTTCAGCAAGTGCATCAGCACGGCCTTCAGCAGCATCAACTTTGCTTTTCATTTCCTTTTGCATGGCATCCATTTCTTCCTTCATTTTGGAAGCTTCTGCCATCATATTATCGTATTTTTTCTTCATGTCTTCATAAGACATTTTGGCGTCATCTCGTTCTTTAGTGATCGCTAGCGCTACGCTTTCGGTCACCTCAAACTCAGCGCCATCAAAATTGACTTTTGCAGTCATAGATGGTTCCTCAATGGGAGTAAATAAAGAAGGATCGGCAGCATCTAGACGATCTAGATGTAGCTTCACTTGCGGGCCAGCCCGGCCCCGGCGTACAACAGCAATGTGATTTCCGCTGATATCTTTTTGGATGCCATCGTAATTTTCACCACTATCAGTTACACCAGGAATCGCTTCATAATTGACACGATAACCAGCGCTGACCTCCTTTGCATCACCACGCATAATACGTTCAATAGCATCTTGATCAGTGATTGTCATAACTGCACGAACAAAGCCGTTGTCATAAACCACTTCAGTGCTAGTGAAGCCAATTTGATAATCCTTTGTGTTAGAACTATCTAAAAGAACTGATGGATGTTCAAGAGTAATTGCTTTGCCCGCAAACGAGGCCAAGCTAATGGGAGAGGCCACCTCTGCCTCCGGGCGATATTCACGACGAATTAAACCATCAGCATCAGTGTACTGTTGTACACCAGTGCGAGCGATGGTTGCCCAAGCACGAAGATAACCTTCGGGGGTTAGCTCATACTTGTCAATCGGCGCTACATCGTAACGGAAGCAAGTGTCGCTCATATCAACACTATATCAAAGAATCTACTATAAAATAGACTAACTTAGTAAATACTGCCTAGAAATGCAACAGATTCAACATCGCAGGCTTACAACTCGGCTGAAAGCACCAAATATTACTATTCAGGAAAGCAGGCAAGTAATTGGTGATCGTATGAAAGAAGCGCGATTAAATTGTGGCATGTCACAGCAGGATATTGCACAAATCTTACATTGTGATCAAACTACTATTTCACGCATGGAACGTGGAGCAATATCTCCTGATTGTGCTCAAATTCGTACACTTAGCTCAGTATTTCAACTTTCTATTCTGTACCTACTTGGCTACCCAACTTTTGTTGTATCAGCCACTGCTAGTTAATTATTATCATTTTCATCACGCAATTCAGCTAATTGATCTTCAATGCCTGCCATAACATAAGCTTTAGCTATTGCTTCGGCTTCAAAAACTAAGAATTTAATTTCTTCAAACTGCTCATGAGGTTTGTCATAAGAGCTTTTGACAAAAATGTGTGTTTCATCTAAACGGCCATTTTTAAAATGCTGCTCTTCAATTAAACGCCAATGAGTGGTGCTGCGATGCTCGTTGGCCGAAAGAATGGCCAATGCCTTCATTGTACCAATGCCTTCATCCTCTTCTTCAATGACGCGGACGTATTCGCTCATGACTGTAATTGGCGATTTTCCACCATCTTAACGATGCGATTCGCCCATGACATACCGGCATCGCCACCCCACAACATATGGCTGATAAATCCTGCATCATCTTCACCTCCGCTCTTATTCTTTGCATGACGGGAAAAAAACGCAACCATACGCTTAATAGTCTCATAGCTTACGGACTCTCCATTGGCTAAGCTTGCTGCCCTCGCCACTCCACTACCAATGCCTTGCTTGCCAGCTTCCTGTGTGGTCAAGCCACCTTTTCCATATTTCTTGCGTAGCTCTAAACCGCGACGTGCGGCAGATCGTACAGCAGCAGGAGGGGAGAAGCTTTCTACATCTCCCCGTGATGCTTTTTTCCACCCATATCCATCTCCTCTTCTTCCATGCCCTCCTCTTCTCCGATGAGAGTCATAAAATAACTATCCCAGTATTCATCACTCTTGCCTTGGCGGCTCATGCCAGCTTCGGAGAGGGCAATTGCAATGGCCTGTTTCCTATCTTTAATTTTCTTGCCACCACTGCCTTTTAAAGTGCCAGCCTTAAATTCGCGTAAAACTTTGGCTACCTTGGCCTGCTTTTCTTTTTTGGTCATAGTCAAAATGCTTTTCTTAAGCATACTCAATAAATGAAGCCTATAGGCGCCGTTTCAATAATCATGCCAGGAAAAAATTTATCACGATACAAAACCAAACCAGTTAATAAACGCTCAGCAATAAACGCCAAGGCTCGTTTGTCATAACCTTCAATGGAAAGAAAATTTTCTTTATGCTTCTCCCAAATGGGCAATAAGCAAATAAAAAGAGTGGCCATAAATTGCTTGTAATATTGCTTTGGACCGCGAACCATATTGCAACCAATAAACAGATTTTGTGCCCATAATTTATCAATTTCTTCTCGCGTGAATGCCCAAGCGCCAGTATCAGCAAGTTCGCGAGTGATGGCAGGAGCATTAAAATCGGAATGCCCGCCATAAAACTGCTGTTCTAAGGTGCAAGTAAATACTGCTGGTTCCGGCACGTAAAGTACATTCTCTGCATACCAACCATCTTTCGGCTCCAACCAATTCCGGCGATACTGAGCATTGCCAATGTTTGCTTCTTCGGCATTTAGCAACATCCAATGGATGCAAGACAATTCTCCCCATCGCCTATTCATGGAAGAAAGAAAAGCTCCTTCATCATCAAATACATAGCCTTGCTCTCGTAATGCTCTGCGCTCTGCATCAACAATGTTGCATGCCCCACCCATAATTGGAACAATTTTTGATTGCGCTTCGTAACGAACTTTTTCGTTTTGAATGCACACTGCATAAATGGTGTAATCAGACGGTTTCATACACTTGTCTCGCAGCCCACATTTCGTTGTAATTGTTAACGCTTTTGGCGCCTAGTCCAGTAAGATCGCCGCCGCCAGCAGGCTTGCTCCACGCCATAATAGTGCCATCAGGAAGAACAAATGCTCTATTCTTTTGTTCATGCGTAGGTGTAAGCTCTAAGTAATCACCATAAACAAAATCGGTTTGGCTTCCATTGGTCGCCAATGCCTTGCCAAGAAGTGTGGGGCCAGTGGGGCATAATGGTGTGATGCCATAATATTGTTCCACGCAGTTAGCCACAATCATTTCAATGGCAGTTTGCAAGGCTTTATTATTGGGCTGTGAATATAAAACAGTAGTGGCACAGGCCCAACTGGTATAGCTAAATCGTTGGATATCACGAAAGGCTAAAAACTTAATGCGATCTCCCACATCCACAGCATTAACAGCTCGAATAGCAATGTCAAAATACCAGCCACCAAAATGATTAAGGAGACAGAAACGCCCAAGATCAGCTTTATACGAAAAAGGACGTAACGAATCGTAAGCCCATAAAACATGCTCACCATAAATAGAGCCAATGAAATCACGGAGGCGCTCATTGTTGTAAATGACATGGTTTGCATTGGGAAACACTGCATCAATTGTGCCAGTGGCATATTGAAGAAAAGGGGAAAGCTTTTCTTTTGGATCAGTAGTAAGAAAAATTTGAGAAATTTGCATGATGATCAATTAATTTTTGCGGGAGTGCCAAAGCCTTTAAACTCAGGCTCTTCAGGCTTCATCGCTAATGTAGTCTCCACTTGCTCCAGCATTTGCCGCGTAATTTGAGGCCAGGTAAATTCTTCGATGCGTTGTTTGCACCATTCACCATCAGCTTGCAGTCTCTCGCGATCTTCGTAATACATCGTGAGCAATTCAGCCAGACTATCTGGAGATGGCTGACCACGATCTAGGCCATAATTCCTATCTACTTCCCAACTTTCAATAGCAATTCTTGGCACACCATTGAAAATTTCCTTGCAGCTCGTATGGTCTGGCACCAATTGAGCCACGCCAGCAGCAGCATGTTCAGTATTGACCAGCCCCCAACCCTCGCCAATGCAAGTGTTAACGCCCACGTCAACGGCGTTATAAACCATGTTAAGTTGCTCTACGTTTAAACAATTGGTTGTGGAAAAATGAGGACTGGTCAAAATGAGCTTACCCGTCGGATCGTAGCCTTCGTCCCTCGCCACACGCTTAAACAATGGAATCAAATCCCAGCCCATATCTTTGCTACCCATGTTCAGCCATAACCTTGCGTGAGGCTTGTCCTTTGCAAATTTAATAAAGCCCTTAATTGTTAGGTCAATGCGCTTGCGCGGCTGATTTCTATTACCATTAAAGACAATGAACACATCCTTGGGAACGTTCAATTTTTCACGACATTCAGCTTTGTCCATCGAGAAAAATTTGCTGAAGTCAGTGCCGTGCCCCATAATGCCAATGGGCTTGTCATAGCCAATCTTGCGAATTTCTTCTGCACCAAATTCCGTATAGGTGGCAATGCCGTCCCATTCATTGATAGAAGTCAGGAGTTCGGGGAACAGTCCGTAGCTATCAATGGGCGTATAAACAAAAAACTTGAAGCCAATGCTTTCCTTGAAAGCCTTCACGGCCTCCCATAAACTGATGCCTATCCAAATATCATTGGTCACCCACACTAAATCTGGCTTAATCTTTTGCACTAATTCCCCAATGCGATGGGAGCCAAACGGATCGGAGCCATGCAGCATGGCAGGATAGGTGTCATATTTCCTAGCTTCTTTATCCGGGTCGCCGTGGTAATTAATAGCCAATACACTCACTTCATGCTCCTTGGCCAATGCGGGAAGCAAGTTTTCCGCTACTCGACCGAAACCAGTTTCTACAAAAGCGTCGCCGCAGTAAAGGATCTTACTCATTGAAAAACAAAAGCTTTCGTTCGACATCATAAGCCGCGTTTATACTATGGGCGCAGCAGGAAAACCATGCAATTAAAGCCAGGCTCAGTGCATTTTTGCATTAGTACGTGCCAGAAATTTGCAACGCACACTCTGCCAGTGATTGTGCCAGCCATGTTGCGTCTTGGCATTGCTAAAGATCACATGTTGATTGTAAATGGCGGCTGGCAGGATTCCCTGACTATTGCCGACCATGAAGGTGTACCCATGCTTCTGACGCCGCAAAATTCTTTTGAATACACGCCGCTCATTGAAATTGTTGAACACGATATTGAAGCTGACCATTGGTTCTTGCTGCATGACACTTGCATTCCTGGTCCCTCATTTTATGAATTAGCACTTTCCGTGCCAGTGGACCGGCCTAAGAAGGTGGCGCTAAAAAATACACCTTCCATGAGCGTTGGCCTCTATCGCATGGACTACCTGTTACGTCATAAAGACCGCCTGATGGCCATCAAGAACACAGACTGCTCTCCCGAAGCATTACAAAAATGGAAGCAATGGGGAGTGCCAAATGAGGACTACATGCTCTGGAAATTAGACGACGTGCCTACCTACGTTTACCATCCTGAACTTCATGGTTTAGATGAATGGAACTACCAAGGCCATTCCGACGTGTATGGCACCGGCTTCGCTCGCCGCATTGAATACTTCCCGCAGCTAGACCTGTACAAAGCCAAAAGTAATTGGCAGGGTGTGCAGCCAGTATTATGCCTCGACATTTGATGAAAAATATTGCAATTATTGGAGGAGGCTGGGTGGGCTGTCATCTGGCCAAGGAATTTAGCAAAAAACACAATATTACGATTTATGAACGCAATAGTCATTTGATTAACGAAGCGTCATTGATCAATCAAAATCGACTGCACTATGGTTACCATTATGCGCGTAACGGAAAAACACGGCAGTTATGTCGCACCACTTTTCATTCTTTTCTCAAGGACTACGGCCATCTTGTTGAGGACATTACGGACAATTTGTATGCCGTTTCGCAAGATGAAAGCTTGCTGGACGATACGACTATTTTGACGATTTTCGATGAATGGCCGCATCGTGTGGTTTATGCTCCATGGCTAAATAATACTTCCTGCGCCATTGCTACGCCGGAAAAATTCATCAATCCTCTATTGGTTAAAAAATATTTTGAGACTCTTTTGTCGCCCTTTGTCATTAATGAAGAAATAGTTGCAAATGAACTTCCGCTCCTGCAGCAAGATTATGATTTAGTGCTGGATTGCACTAATAATTTTCTTTTAGGGCTGGAAGCAAATTGTTTGTTTGAGCGCGTCATGATGATGCTTTATACCATTGAACAGCCTCTTCCTTTCGGTGCTCTCACTTACATTGACGGAGAACTATTTTCCCTCTATCCCTACGGCGATGGCCTCATGTCGTTGAGCCACGTTAAGCACGGCATCTTGTCGCAAAGTGCCTCTCCAGTAGACAATTACAACGATTATGATTACAATCTCCATCGCCTCAAAATGGAAGAACACACCAAGCAATACTGGCCAGACTTTGACTTATATTTAAGACCAATCACTTCGGTCTGCTCTACCAAAGCTAAAGTTAAAGACAAAAGCGCCAATCGCATGCCTGTTTATCAACAGCGAGATAATTTAGTTTCCATCTTTACTGGCAAAATTCAAGGCATCTATGCCATCAAAAATTACATTGAAACAATTATTAATCAGGCGTAAATTTGCCTAAATAACGAATATTCGCGAAGATAATTTGTAGCCTTAAATAATTCGCGCACAATGCCAAGTTGGTAACCATATGTGCCAAGTAATTGCCTCACTTTTTCATGCTTATATTTATTCAATATCGGCCCATTGTCAATGTCGCTTACATGCACATGAGCAATATAAGGAAGATAATCGCCCAATATCTTCTCAGGGCTATCGTTTTCTAGCCATGCGTTATTTGTATCGAGCATAGTCTTAACGTTTTTTAAATTGTAATAATCAATTAAATCGACAATTTCCGCCACTGTATGAAAATATTTGCCGCCAAAACTTCTTGCCACTGGTTCGATGCACAGAATGGCATCATTGACCTCCAAGATCTTATCCATACAGCGAAGCACGTTCATCAAGCAAGCCGGGCTTCCTCGCCGTAAGCTGGGACTACCAAGCACAAAACGCTTAATTCCCATGAAGGAACCAAGCTTAATAACACGCAATAAATGCTCTTGAGTGGCTTCAATGTTTTCAAAACTTTGTACATTACTGCCAAAAAATAAAGCCTGAGCAGAATATGTCCAAAGACCATATTCTTCCCTATACTTCTTGGCTAAATCTGCATAATCAAGATTTTGCTGAAAAATGCGATGGGGAATAATTTCCAGCAAATTAAAAGCACCGGTATTAGCGCTTAAAATTTGCTCTTCCTGCTCTGGCTCCCAGCCAATCGCACTAATTCCGATAAGCATTGATAAATGCCTCCATTTTTGTCATCATTTCTTCCTTGCAATACTTATAACTCCCGCAATGATATTCAATACGAGAGCCATAACTCACTTTAGCTTCGGGAAAGAAATGATTAAGAATTTCCTGTGTTTCAATGGGCTCAGAAAATAAATCGTAAATTCCAGCTTCCTTAATCTTCAAAGTGTCTTCCCATAGATCGTTTAAATCATACCACTGATATGCAGAATTGCCATTGATTTGTTCAACATTATTATCGTTCAACAAGTCAAACAAAACATTTTTTTTAATGCGTTTGTGAAACAATGCGGGAAGGCGAATAATTTTTACAACGCTATTTGGAAACATTGCTTTCACAAGCAGTTCAAAGATGTGCCTTACGCGCCCATAGTCTAAATTGCCAAAAGAATGCTTGTAAATATCAATGGTGGAATAAAGAATAATTTCCTTTACTTCCCAAGGACGAATGGTTGCTGCAATTTCCTGCATATTAAAAAAATCTTTTGCCGGATTTTGATTGGCCTTCCATTTCTCCGCAGGAAGACACGCCAAATATAGCTTGTCAATCGTCCCATTTAATAATGAAGCACGATACAAATTGCTGGAATTGTACGAATGGTTAAATTGTTGATGTTCTTGAAGAATGCCACCAATTAAGCCGGTGCTTCCAATTAATACATTCATGACTAAACCGCCACAACAGGCGCTTGCTGACGCAGATACTTTACCCTACATTTGCAATTGGAACGGCATGCACAGCGCTGCCCTGGTAGTGGCAAGCTACCAATTGGCACAATACCTCGTGCCGCATAATCCAAACAATCCTGACAATGCTTAGCCTGGCTGTCAAGGATGCGCTGCATCAGCGTATATCCTTGCCGCTCTTGCCGCATAGATGTGCCCTCCCAGTAGGAGCCCCTTACGCTCTCAGAATACATTCCAATACGAGCAAGGGCCATGGGAGTGGATATACCCCCAGCCAATAAATCACGGGCAAACGCTTCTAGGTAGCGGTATTCAGCACGAAGTCTTTGGCCGATTCGCCCCCATTCGACTGGCGTCATGCTATTGCGCCCACCACTACCAATCATCGCAGCTTGAACATGGGCCAGCTTTAACGCTTCCCTGACGCTTTGCTGCCACTGATCCAGCGTGATATTGCCACGATCAAGCATGCTTGTATAACGACGTAGGAGCCGACCCAGATTAGAAATGCGACCATCGACTAAAGCCTCCACGGCAGTTTGAGAAAGGAAACGTCCATTTGCCCCGCGATAACGTCCGCTAATTGGGTCGTAATTCCATTCAACATCAAAACGAACAATGGAAGCGGAAAATTCCGAAAGTGGATTAATAGGGCTGAACATCTTCGGCCTCCAGAATATTCTTAAACCGTTCCGGCGCTTCTTGTTTCCATTGATTCAATGCAGCATCAATGTCCTCTTCGGAAATTAACGAAGCCTCGTCCACATCTCCCAGCACTAAACCACTGGTTTTCAATGGTTCAATTGCATCCACTTTGCTGCTAACCATTTTTGCTGGTCCTTTGCGCTCAGGGTCAGGGTCAGCTTTGCGCTTGCGGGCAACAATTGTTTGACGCTCTTCTTTTGATAAAGCTTGTGCTTTTGCTTCAGGAAGGCATTTTGGTTTACCTTCTTTCTCTCCGCGCCCGCCGCATGGCCCCATGATTTCGCCATTGGCACCAATTCTTACCCACTTTTCCTTAAACCATTGCTCAAGATCATCGACATAAATTTCGCCTTTATCTCCCTTAAAAGCTCCGCTCAGTGAGCCATGCTTCTCCTTATACATCTGCTTGTACTGTTGCACTACATAACCACTGGCATAAGCTGATGGCCACACTTTGAATTTTGCTTTTGCTGCTGCTACAGCACGGTTATGAAGAGCTGCATCAGTAAATTTCACATCACCACGCACTTCTTCTAAATCACCAGAAAGAAATAAGCCAGCAGCATCTTCCACTTCGCGACTACCATCCATTGGCAAGGTGCCATTTTCTTCATCTAATGGATCACGACCACCAACTGGAATTGCAGGCTTACTACCCCCTTGAGGGGTGGAACCACCTCCTTGTTGAGTGGGAAGTTCTCGAGGAAGCGATGGATCAAGAGTAAGTTCCATTGACCATTCCGAGCCGCCATAACGAGCATCTGCCACTTCTTTTGGATGAAGCACCCCTAGTTGTATGTAGCGACCATCAACAGCGGCTACACGCGCTCTAACATCAGCTTTTTCACGTTCATTTAATTCAAATAGATCATTGAATTTAATCCGCCATGATTCAGGCAATCTGCCATTTGTTGGGCCATCTTTACTCAACATTAAAATTTTCATTAAATGCTGTAATGATCTCTTGTAATGCGTAGACTGATAGTCACCAAGATGTTTAGCAAAGTCACGCTCCTCACTGCGGCCAGTAGAACCAAGGCCACCAGGGCTTTCGCCAAACAAAATTGTATGCGGTATTTGTGATGCTCCAATAATATCAATACGAAGCTTTTCTAATATTTCACCAACCCCACCGAAATTCCTGCTAATAAATTCAAGCTCTTCTTTTTCTGCATCAATTGCATAGCCACGATAAATGCTTTTGCTCATATCATTTAATACCAAGCGATCTCTTACATCACTCTCTTTACCAGCAGCCAGCATAGAAGAAAGACCACGTAATTTATGTACAAAAATATCAAATTCTGTCAATAATGTTGCGGCAGAGCTAATGCCAGTGGAATAAAAACGAAAGCTATCATATACACTTTGCAGTGTACTCATTCCCCACCCATAGTTTCTTTGTCTAATGCGATATGGTAACCATTCACCATCAAAACGTAACACTCTATCTTTATGAATTTTGATTAATTGTGGTTGCCTAATAAGATCACCAGAAATAATTTGATAATAAGTTGCTTTTGAATAATCATATAAACTATCTTCATTAATTACTGGTGCAATTTGCCAACGATCCAATACTTCCATGCCTTCTACAGCGCGAATATTGCGATAATCAACTGGTTGATCCGCTGACCTACCATCGTCGATATAAAGCAAAATTACTGAGCCACCAAATAACCTTGCATTTTTGGAAGCTAAACCCAAATTTTCAAGGATATACAGATCTTCTATTATTTGTTCAATGCCAGCCACTTCTTTTGCTGCTGCGCCTTCGCCACCAAACAACACCTTGAACCCCTTGCGGGTGGATTGTTCTGCCACAATATCGATAATACGTTTAGGAATCCATTCGCTATAAAGATTCTCTAATTCTTCTTGGGTAAGAAAAACAATGGGAGTGGAACTGGTGTACTGGCTTTTATCTCTTCTCGTACCCATGCCTGTCAAAGCATTCACCAAACCATCAGCCCTAAGGGAAATGTCACCATTGTGCCCCAAATCAACAATTTCGTTTGACATTTACAGATTTTGTGTGTTCTCTTTATCTTAACAGTGGCTATGATAATATTGATTTGCTTTTCTTTATGCCCACTCCCATTCAGTTTGAATTTTCGGAAGAAGAGAAAACACTTGCAATGGCAGAAGGCATAAGGCGACAAGGCACCAATGAAAACCAAGGGCTTCGTGGTCGCAATGGTGGGGCATGGAAAGGCAAAAAAGCACTAGACATTCATCTGTTAGGTGCTGCAGGTGAAATGGCAGTGGCCTCTTACCTGGGTATTAAACAGCATTTGTATAAAGAAACTAAAGCAAAACGTGGCAGTGATGACCTCCCTGGTATCGATGTAAAAACACGTTCTAAACATAAATATGATTTAATTGTTCAAAAAAATGAAGATCCTCGGAAAAAATTCGTTTTAGTTACCATTGAAGATCAAAAAACTTTTATTCATGGGTGGTGCTATGGTAAAGACGCAATGAAAGATGAATACTGGGCTGATCCTGCAGGTGGTCGCCCTGCCTACTTCGTCGAGAAAAAGCACCTGCGCCCCATGGAGACATTACGCGATGACTGATAATTTGCGGCGATTTTATGTTGATGCATTTTTACGCTGATGGCAAGATTAACCTGCGCTCAATTTTCTAAACACGTATTAAAAACAGAGCTATGGCCAAAACAACAAGAAATATTAAATGAATATTTTGGTGGTGGTAAAACCCATGCAGTATGGGCGCTTGGTCGACGAGCAGGAAAAACACTTATGGCTTCTATTGCAGCAGCATATGCTTGCTTTGTATTAGAAAGCTATTACAAAAATAAGGTACGAAAAAATGAAAAATGGTATATTGTTACCATTGCAAATGATCAACAACAATCAAAGATTTCTTTAAATAATATTCGTCAATTGATATTAGATAGCCCTCTTGGTGATGAAATTACTAGGGAAACTGCAACAGAAATTGAAATTAGCAATGGTTGTGTATTCCAAGCAATTCCTGCTTCTGCTCGCGCTTCTCGTGGTAAAGCCGTTGTAATGTGTATATTTGATGAGCTTGCTTTTCAGCTTGAAGGTGATGCTAATCGTGGCGCAAAAGCTATTTATCAAGCCCTTTCGCCTTCCATTGCTCAATTTGGTAGTCATGGTCGTATTTTAGAATTATCTTCACCTTGGCTTACTGATGGATTATTTTATGAGCATTTTAAAGAAGCAGAAAGTGGTGAATTTCCATTCATGCAAGCAAAAAATATTCCAACATGGGAAATAAATCCTAATCTTCCATGGGGTTGCCCTTTCCTTGAAGCAGAACAAAAGCGAGATGAAGATAAATTTTGGACAGAATATGGTGCAAGATTTAGAGGCAACAGGTCTGCATTATTAGCAACTGAAATTATAGATGCTGCAATTAATAAAGATAGAAACATTTTGTTACCATCAAGAGAATTTATGGGAAAATATGTATTAGCACTTGACCCAGCTCGTGGTGGTGTTGGTCGAGATGAATATATTGCTTGTATTGTGCATTTTGATCACGCTACTTTAATCGTAGATAAATTTCATGCATTTGCTGCAGATTTTGAAATCAATGGGAAAAAAGAAGTTTCTATTCAGGCGGTAGAAGATTGGATACGTGATCATCATAAAATTTATCAATTCGACAGTATTGTACTTGACCAATTCAATAGTTCAGCTACTATTCAAAGTTTATCGACTGATTTCCCAATTCGAGAACTTACTTGGTCTGTAAGCACTAAGATGAAAGCTTTTAGTAAAATGAAAGAATTGTTTAATGCTGGCCTTGTTGATATTTATCCACACGGACAAGCTATTAGACAACTTAAAAACTTAAATGTTCTTTATCGACAAAGTGGTCAATGGTCAGTAACTGGTGGTAAAGAAATTGGTGTGGATGATTATTGTTTTGCTTTAGCTGCTGCAATCCTTGAGGCTTCTAAAGATGATGATTTAAATTGGTTGGAAGGTTTAATTCGTTGATTGCCATTAGAATTTGCAAGAATTTATTTTTATCCTATTTCATGAAAAATGACAAATTTTGAACTTTCCCTCAAAGAGGTGTCATATCTAATTGCAATTCTTGAAGGCAATAGACAAACTGCTCTCCAACTTCTTGCTGCTGATCATTTCTATCAGCCTTCTTTATTGCCACGCCTTAAAAAATTTCAACAAATGTTAAAAAGTGAAAAAATGCTGAAAAACGAAAATTCGACAAAGCAAAAAGAATAGAATATTTATTCATGCTGCTTTACCATGGTCCTATCAAAAGCTGCGGAAAAAGCATTTGAGGCTGCAATAGAAGCTGCATACATAATGGAAGAAACAGGAAAGCGATGGGCTAGAAATAGTAAGGAAATAGCTTTAGCAAGCATGGTCTACAATTGGCGCACAGAAGAATACGACGCATTAAGAGAGAAACAATGTTCTTACAACATTTAACAATGATTTGCTTGTTGTATTCATTGAATGGCAAGCGTTATGAAGAAATTGTGCCATTGCATTTAGCACGACTAAGAAATAAGCAATTGTTCCTACAAGGTGCAGCAGTGTATTGGAGCGAACGTTGTTAAACTTTAAGAGCTTCTGCAGAGCCCAGTGGCCACTGGTGACCAGCATCTTATCACCGCTGGTCGTTAAATGAAAAACAATAAAGAACTGAAGGCCCTTTATTGTCTTGCAAGTGGGATGCCCGCCGCACGGGTTAAAGAACTATTGCGTTCTAATCCTGCTTCTTCATATTGCTGTAACTTAAATGGGGAATAACGAGAACTGCCCTCGTCTCTTCTAAGCTATCTGCCTAGCGCTGCTCAGCTTCCCCTAAGTAATATATTATGCTGCGCCGTAGCTTGGAAGATTTACGTTTGAACTTTCAAAAAAACTAATCATCCTGCTAGCGCGAGATTCTACCATATCAGGAGCTTTACCTTCCCAGAACAAACGCTTTGAGCGATTCATCCAAGCATCTTTATCTAACCATTTATCATCGCTTTTTCCTAAATCATCAAATAACCATGCTGCTGTAGCAGCACGAAGTTTATTTAAGCTTTCAGAATCTTTTTGATTTAATTCCTTAGCAACAAGTCCATGCACCCCACAGTGAACTTGCTCATCTCTTGAAATATCGGCTGATACTGTTCTCATGCCAATATTACCATTAAAACGAAAAAACGGTAATGCAACAAAGAAAACAGAACGTTCTATAATTGCAACTTTATGAATTGGATGGGCGGGATGTTCCATCCATACTTTTAAAATATTCATTACTTCACTTTCAGCTTTAACATTAGTACCATAAGCTTGCGCTACATAATTTAAAGCTTCATCATGACGTTCTTCATCTTTTTGATTTGAATGTAATGCTTCTACAATTCCAGGTGTAGATGGCAGGTCACGTTGTAAACCTTGCTCTAATAAATCTTTAACAGGCAATTCAATATGCCTTAAAGCAAGAGCTTTATATAAGGTGGCTTCAGCACCTTTTTTAACTGGTGCATTATCTACTGGAGTGGCTTGCCACGAGCGCTTCTTAGCAATCATTTGCAGATAGGGACTGCGAATTTTAGTCGTCATTTGTTTTCAGCGAAAAGGATAAAATTAACAATGGGAAAGAAAATTATTCGGCGCAACTACTACAAAAATTAGTAACCTTTTCTGGTGAAACAATTGTTTCATTTTCATTGCTTGAATCACTCAAGCCAAACATATCCTTGAAATCGTCATCTAATGCCGCATAGGCATCATCTTTTCGTTGCGTGTCCGAAAGAACTTGCAAAGAATAGTACAAACTGGTCTGTGATGATTCTAGCCAATTTGCCAAGAAATCACGATCATAAATCACCATATCACTCCAGCTATTAAAGCTATAACCATGAAATAATCCTGAATATTCGTATAAAGTAACAATGCCATTTACTACTTTACAATAATTCTCCCAGCCAACTTCTTCAGCAGTTTCAACATTACCATAATCAAAACTTTCTACACCAAATGTACCACTATCTCTATCAACAAAACGAGCAATGGGAGGGGCAATTTCTGGTGCAGTGGTGAAACCTAACTTATCTAAATAACGATAAGAACATGAAGCAGTAGGAGCAATAGCAAAAGCACGATCCATTAAATAACATTGTGCCATTAAAGAAGCATCTGCAATTGCAGCCGATAGTTCAATTACAATTTTACCTGCTGTTGTATCACGCCATACATCAGACCATGGAAGTACATCTTTATTTAGCCATGCTGTTAATGCATCACCAAAATCTTTATATGACACTTGTTGAGCAGCTAAAAAATTAGCTAAACCAATCATTCCAAGACCAACTTGCCGATCTTTAGCAGGTGAAAGGTATTCGCCACTACTATCAACTTGAGTGGTGGAATGCAATTGGCATAATTGTTCCATACCATCGACAAATGCTGCCCTGATTTCATTAATTTCACAAGCACCCATATTTACATGCTGTAGCAAACAAGTGCCACGATGGGGTAGATATACTTCTAGGCAAACATTAGCATAAATACGTTTTCCATCTTCGTCATAACGTATTTTATTTAACCAAAGATCACCAGAACTAATTTGTTGTAATACAGCATCAATTAATTCAGGAGAAGAATTTATCAAGAAATCATTATCTACATTTAGACAACGTTTTACCCATGGTAATTCTTTTCTAGTAGCTTTTATAAAATCAATGGCATCAGGATGATTATAATCTAAATGCAATACTACTGCACCATTTTTATACACTCCGCCCCTACGTAAAATTTCATTTAATGTTGAATAAATTTTACCAAAACTTACGGGACCACTTGCTACTAAACCTTTACCATTTTCATTACCTTTACCACGAAGTTTTGATAGGTGTACTGCAACACCAGCACCATTTCGTAGCCCATGGGATACAAACCTCCAAGACTGCTCAATGCCATTAGGGCCTTCCATGGCATCTTCTACCACAAATACAGTGCAACTCACCGGCAAACGGCCTTCAGGGTTCTCTAACCAGCTTTCCACCCTTCCTGTGCGAGCAATCTTTGCGCACTTTGCATTTTCTTTTAGCTTCATGAGACAACAAAGCCCGCGCTTGGCGGGCTGCAATGAGAACACTGCCTAGTCTAGCCCATCAGGAGACTGCTTCAACATAATTTCATAATTCATCTTTGTCTTCTGCAATAGTTATAAAAATAAAAGAAATAACTACCAGTCAGGATAAAAGCTTCCAGGCTCAAAATCAAGCGCTTGATCAATGGTAAAATCAATTAAATCTGCTTGGTAACCATTATATTTTGCACCAGAAGCTTTCCATATACAAGAATTGATTGGTTGTAAACGTTCTCTTAATTCAGCAAGTGCTTGTTTGAAATAGCGACTGGCCCCTGCTTTAAATTGCCAACGTTGAGTGACAACAAGAATAGTTTCTTTTGGTTCGTAATAAGTCATGACTAATCATAGAACATAAGCGTAAAAATGCAAAACTTGCTCAAATCTTAAAAAAATATGTAGATATTCAGTTTTTTGCTCGAAAACACTAGGTTTTTTTGATGGGCCTAATGCCTTTAATGAGATTGCGATATACGATAGGTAAAGACCTTGCTCATGCTTAAGTTCATTACAAGGTCTACGCAGCATGTGGCAGTAAGTTACATCTGCTAGCCGCTACGAGAAGGAGCCCCCAAGGCGTACTGTCCAAGCGGCTCTGCTTCTTTATTATCCTTTCGCCAAAGGAGCCGTACGAGCAGAGCCCCAGCGACTATATTCACAAGGCTCCTTCTTAATTAACCATCAAATACTTCTTTTCAAACGTATCAAAAAACCGCTGATATAGTACCTTGCTCGCACCACGCTGAAAATATTAATTTATACCAATAAAAAAAAAGAAAAGAAGGACGCAATGACTGACGCTCTTTGGGAGCTACCTTCGCGATGCGTCCAAAGAAAAAGAAATGCCAGAAAGATTTTAGCTCGAACTGTAGTGACCTCACAAAGCTCGTAAAAGCGCAATTGTTCGGTCAGTCGCCATTGATCTTTACAATGGTGCAAGTAATTTTTTGTAATAGCTGCAAAATTAAAAACTCGATGAAAAAATTCGTCGCTTTTTTAAGGGGTATCCCCAACCCCCCAAAAATAAAACATACGTACTACTGCTCCCTGTTATAAGTAGTGCTAATATAAGTAATGCTAATGTTAAGATTAGTTTATGATATTTAGTGGCGTTTTAGTTAGTGTTATTTAGTGAATTCTCCCTATGGATAATTAAGGCCCCCATCGTATCTAAGCGATGGGGGCTGCAAGGGGCCTCAACCTAAACAGAACGCTTGCCTTTCGGCTTCAGTATATTTCACGCCATGGGGAAGCTTAAAGCGCAGTCCTATGATGTGATAGCCTGAAGGATCACTAGGTCTGTGGTCCGTCAGGTCGCCATCAATGACGGATAACTGACGGTTGCCCAAATAAGCGAATTTAGGCAAAGTTTCACTCTTTTTAATGTTAAACGCTGCGGCAATATTTACCCCGTTAGAAATAGCGCTGGCAGCTAATTTGAAGTTGGCACGGTTACTGTAACCATCAAAACTAAATGTTAAGTGATAACCTAATCGCTTACATTCGGCCCAATTACGCCTAATTTTAGTGTAATCATAAAATTGAACTTTTAAGCCTGGATCGTTAGCCATCAAATAATTAAATATTTCAAAGATATTACGCTTACCTAGTGGCAATATAGTGCCAAATTTAATCCGACAAAATCTCGCGAAATCAGGCAATATATCAAAGTCTATAGTTTCGAAGGCTATATCACTAGTTCCATTGAGTCTAAAAGCTAACGATTCACCGGGGTGATTATTAACTTTGCCCAATATTGCGCAGATAATTAAGCGCATAAATTGCTGAGGATCGCTGGCATAGGCTAAGGTCCGGCGAATTCTGGCAGCTTGTTTAGCGTTCATATAGACGGGATTACCTGCGAAGTGTAAGCAAATTTTGGCACAATTGCCAGCACCGGGGCAAACATTCACCCCGGAGGTGTTGGCAGGTGCTAGGTGTAAGATGTAAGTTTGAACTGCCGACTTTTCAGTTTTGGGATTAGTTGACAATAGATTGTGATGATTAAGCTTAAACTTTTTAGCAAATCCGCCTAGATCAGTGGGGAGCGTAGCACGTGAATTAATGGCAAGCATTGGTTTGAAGAAAGTAAGGATTAATCAGCCGATCGCTCGAGCTGACTAGTAAAGGATGCCAGACAATCGCGCAACGTACCAACACGCTAGGACGGTTTAGGAAGTGGCCACCAACCAATCGCTTTGCGTTGACAATATAGGCGCCATAGAGTAGGCGCAAGCTTAGGAACCCCTAGGCCATTAATAGTTTCAAATTAAATAATAAATTACATTTAAGGGCGAATGGTTTTTATCACCTAGGAGCGAACAGTAAGCATCACCTAGGAGCGAATGGTGAGCATTGGCAACCGTACGGGTCAAAGTATAAAGAATTGGAAGGTTAAGACTGGGTTAAGAAGGTTAAGGATAGGTTAAGAAAAGGTTAAGGATAGTACATTTGTACTAGGTTAAGGGAAGGTTAAGAAAGTTAAGAACAGGTTAAGAACAAGTTAAGATTAGGTTAAGATTAGGTTAAGATTGGATTAAAAACAGGTTAAGAAAAGATTAAGAAAAGGTTAAGAAAAAGTTAAGAAAAGGTTAAGAAAAAGTTAAGAAAAGATTAAGATGAGAATGATTCGCAATAGCAATAGATACCGAGCGAGCCGGATCCTAGATACCGAATCAGCCCGCCCCTTTTAGGGCCGTAGCCGGGTCTTTTATACCTCTGGCCGGTTCCAATTTTTTGCAATACGATCCTGTCGATTTCCAATTTTTACAAATACAAAGCCAGCGTTTTCTCGTTCCATTTATTAACGCACAGCTACCAGCCCTTGCGTTCCTGAGCCGCCTCGATGGCGGCTTCTTCGTCTTCATATGGCCCCCCCACTTCCTCCCCATCGTCCTCATACCAATACCAGCCCTCGAGCAGTTCTGTGCCCTGGCAGCAGGCTTCTGAGAAATAGTCAATAAGAATCATCGCACTTCCTCCACGAGCCTATTCCACATCCATTGCTGCCTCGTATCAGGGCGCATCAGCTCGTAGCCTTCGTGGTCAACGATGCTATCACCAGCACTATCTACATGGCCTTCAAGCTCCCTGCGCCAAAGGCCCTTGCAGGAGCCTTCAGCATCAAAAATAGCAATGGTGTCCTCCTGATCTTCCATAGCCAGACGCACATGCCTAATGAGGTCTGACACGCGAGCTGCCTGGTAGCAGCCTTTCGTTGCTGAAAAATAGGGGCCGTTGTCTTGGTAGGTGTGAATAGTAATCATCAGTTCCTCTCAGCAGCGGACAGGGCAGAAGACGATGGATCAAAGAATTCATCTTCATCTTCATTTTCATCTTCTTCGTAGTAATCATAATCATCAAACTGATAGCTAGTTATCGTAGCTCCAGCATGAAAATTATCATCTTGATAAGTGCGAATGGTGATCATGGTTTTAAAGCAATGGGAAAGAAATAGTTGTTAACAATTAATCTTGATCAATAATACAAAAATCAGGATCATTTACTTTTTTAATCCATCGGCACTGATTAACTTCACCATTGTTGTCT